AGTTGTAACAGCAGGAGTTGTTGTAGCAGCGCGAGTTGTAACAGCAGGAGTTGTTGTAGCAGCGCGAGTTGTAACAGCAGGAGTTGTTGTAGCAGCGCGAGTTGTAACAGCAGGAGTTGTAGACTTATTCATAGTTCCATTTGAGTATCGAGACCACTCAGAATCATTAAAACTATTTATTTCCGCTTGTTTTCTCATTTTACGTTGAGTATCACTTTCAGCAGGACTTGTGGTTGCGGCAGATATTATACTACTACCACTACGTTCTGGTTCCCAACCTTCTGGTTGTTGTGGTTTTACACCGTAACAATTTGCACCAAATTTAATATAAGGGTTCGAAAAATATCCACCATTAATACCAGGACGGCCACACGCATTCTTAGTGTCGTCATTTTGTTGCAATCGTTGCCATGTCGATTTTTGTGTTGGAAAGAACGCCATTTGGTCAGCGGACCAACCGTAATTGCACCATTCACCACCGGAATTGTATGCGCTTTCAATTTGGTCATAAGACGCCAAATCTGCATCAAATACCTGACATACTTTTTGCGCTTCATCATAAGTATAAATATTATTACCAATATTAAATACTTGGTTATTGTTCGAAATTGGTGCGGCACTTGTAGAACCGGGAACAGTTGTGGTTCCGGGTGCAGTTGTGGTTCCGGGTGCAGTTGTGGTTCCGGGTGCAGTTGTGGTTCCGGGTGCAGTTGTGGTTCCGGGAACAGTGGTCGTTCCGGGTGCAGTTGTGGTTCCGGGAACAGTGGTCGTTCCGGGTGCAGTTGTGGTTCCGGGTGCAGTTGTGGTTCCGGGTGTCGTTCCTGGTGCGGCAGTCGCAAATACACTATCGACATCTTTTGTTAATGTGTCCCAGTAAGAAGTAGGCGTAGGCGTAGGTGTTCCACCTACACTGCTGGTAGGTGCAGTCGTTGTCGCAGGAAGATCTTCAAAGTATCTCACCACACTATTATTAAAAACAATATCAACAATGGGAATATTCAACACATACTTAAAAAAGTATATAATAGCAAAGGTAGCATAAAAGATCCAAATTTTATGTTCGACCAAGCGAACCAATACAGGTTTTACATCAGGAGCCATAGGAACACGAAGAATATAGACCAATATAAAGAATATTACAGTAAACCAGAACAATTCAAGAACAGACCAAGGATTGTTAAAGAAAGCATATGTCCATGATAAAAACCATCCAAATATATTTGTTTTTTCATTTGGTGGTATTTGATAATATGTTGAAAGTGCAAATGTAGCGGCTAATCCAAATAAAATAAAATCAACAGTTCTACTGTATGCGAGTTGTCCACTGCTCTCTGCACTTAAACTGCGGGGGCTCAGAATTGCTGAACCAAACTTATATACGACATAGGCCGATGAGACCCAAAAAATAATGGTCATTGTTGTATTTGTAAAAACATCTTTGAACAAGTCAGTAAATGTAGACTCGACCGACGATGATGCAGCCGTCGGAGAAGGCGTATTTGTAACAGGTGTGGTAGGAGCAACTGTGGTAGGAGCAACTGTGGTAGGAGCAATTGTGTTTGATGAAGGTGCATTTGTAGCGGGTGGATAAAATGCACGTGGAGCAACTGTGTTTGATGAAGGTGCATTTGTAGCGGGTGGATAAAATGCACGTGGAGCAACTGTGTTTGATGAAGGTGCATTTGTAGCAGCTGAATAGGACGGTTGTAAAGGAGACGGATGAGGCGTTGAACATGTTTGTTTCGTCGGAGCGGGAGTGTTAGAAGAACACGTAGAACCATATCCTGTCTCCTGAAATGCACTGCATTCTCCTATGGTGCAAGTTGTTTCATTCATTTGATTTTCTTTCGTAGGGTTCCAATAACAACGGCCACCAGCTTCGTTGGTTGCGTGTACAGTACACGTAGCACAATCATCTATATTGGGGTTTGCACAAGAATCATACTTAATCAAAGAATGTTTATTATTATGTTTCGACATCATTTCCGATATAAAACCAGTATATAGGAAATAGATATATTTTATCACTTCATATCTGTTATTTTGCGATAAAACAAACAATATGCTTTTGGAGAAACTATTTTCGCTGGATTCAAATGTCTCTCTAAACGTGTATCGTTATAATGGACCCATTCATCACTCACCGTTTTCACATACGATGTATAATGACCACCCATTGGTCCACCAGAATGGTTACACACGCCATATAAATCATACACATACTTCTTCGAATTATACCCACTAACATATTTAGATAAATCGAGTCCCTCCATAGGAAAATCAACTAAATCTTGAAGTTTTCGCTCACCGGTTGCCGAAAATCGTTTTAATGTTATGACTAAAATCGCGGGGAAATTCCAAAAAGTAATTCGTTTCTTCACATCCTCCTTTTTTCGTGTTTTTTCATTATACCAGGCATTTTCACCCTCCAATGTTTCGAATTGTGTAAAAGCATCTAAACAATCATAAAGAGAGGGGTTTTTTTTCGGTAATTCTAAATCCAATATAAAAAAGCTTTCTGGATTTGCAGAATGGGTAATTTTTTCATCCAATGAAGTTAATTGTGATACATAAATACCGTAAAACATTTCCATAAATTCAGAATATTCACTGGAATAGGTTCGCTTTAACATTTTATAACACTCGGTTGCGAGTTTATCGGTTGTATTCTCTACATTTCCAGTAATCTTCATAGTGACCCCTCGTGAAATACTATTATGCATACATTCTACTAAAAATAGTAAGAATTCGGGTAAATCGTTTTGTGCCCACCCAGTAAATAGATCTCGTCCCTTTTGTGAAGCTAATTGTTGAACATGATGAACAAAACGATTTGGAGATACTACACCATTTTGCGTCCACAAAATTTGCCTCAAGTTGTTCCATTCTTCAATCAAACCACTGTCGCATACATTTGGTTTCAATGATCGCTCGTATTTTTTTGAAGATAGAAATTCATTTAGTTCATATGTATGACTTAACACCTGCATACAAGAATTTAGAAAACACGTATTCCCTAAATTAACTAACCCGGTATATCCTTTGTCTTTATATTTGGATAAATCCATATGCAATTAAATATGTATAATAATAATATATAGAAGTGTGTCTTTATATTATAATATATTATGGAAAATGATTTAACTGACCAACTTACACGATTATTAATTGAACAGTTAAGAGAACCACATCCAACAATTCAAGATCGTCAATTAGATACAATATATGATTTATATCATGGATATAATGATGTCATGAGTCAATATCAACAAAACATTGGCGATTTAATTCGTAGGATTGAAACTGCGCAGAATAATAATGATATTACAAATGTCAATATTCCGCGTAACATTACACAACCTAGAACATCTGCACAACCTAGAACATTTACTCAACGAGCGACAGGTCAACGAGCTGCACAACCGAGAACACCAGTTCAACCACCAGGAACTCCAATACAACCAGTTCAACCACCAGGAACTCCAATACAACCAGCCGCAATTCCACAATTGACTCCAGATATGCAATTGCTATTCACTTATTTATTTCAACCTAATATTAATAATGAAGTGAATGAAATGAGACCATTGTCTCGTGAAGAGATTTCGAATGCTACACGAACATATGGTTATACCGAAGAAATGCAAGTACAAGATCCGAGTGGTAATGTATGTCCAATTTCGTTAGAAACATACCAGGTCGGTGATGTTATATGTGAAATTCGCGGATGTAATCATATTTTCCGACGTCCTGCCCTAATGACGTGGTTACGTCGAAATTCACGATGTCCAGTATGTCGATATAATTTGCGAGATTATGTTGACCCAGCAAATGAAGCACCCGACCAAACTACTCCACCTGCGAATCCGATTCCATTCCCATCTTTGGTCGATCTATCTGGTTCTCGTATATTTAATTTCGAGTTTGAATTGCCTATCCAAACAGACGAAACTGATGCATCCGACATTGAACACGATTTATCGGTAGATTAGAATATTTACTTCTGCGTGAAGTAATTAAATAAAAGTTGTCTTAGTAATACAACTTTTAATGTTTTCAAATTGGTTTCCGAAAAAAACACACAATAATATCGGATTTGAAGATGTTTTATATGCTATAAAACACAACGATACATATATTTTGCTAAATACCATTTCGAGTGATGCACAAGATTGTCTCATTAAAAACACCCTTTCTATAGACATGGAAGAACCTACGATTAATCAATTGATAAATCAGTCTCTGCAACAGACAAAACGAGTTATTATTTATGGGAAAAATGGAACCGACGACAGTGTGAATAAAAAATATCAACAAATGATCGATTTAGGATTCTCAGAAATATACATTTACACCGGGGGAATGTTTGAATGGATGCTTTTACAAGATATATATGGCTCGGATGAAATACCAACAACACGCCAAGTATTGGATATTTTGAAATATCGCCCAAAAGGACATCTTCATATACCACGTATTTCATAAAATCAGTTATAGTTGCTTAGTCAACATTTCACGCCAATGATTAATGCGTGAAATGGACGTTTGCTGCATATTACGAGAATTGTCTTTAGCATAAGTTGTGAAAAATAAACCATCTTCTTCGTGGTTGAATATGCGGGTTTCAAACAATGCAACCGAGTCATCGAACGCGTGAATAATATCACCATTCCCAATTTTATTCATGTGGTAAATCATACAACGATCAAAATCATAGGCACATAATAAATCGGCTTCGCGGACAATGTTGTATGCACATTGATATTCACCCAAATCCGGCATTCCATTTTGCTTCACATAAGAATACGACATTGTTTCCATAATAGTTTTGACTACTTCGATTTCTTCATCACGCATTTTATGATATGGTTCGATTTGTGTTAAAAATTGTTCAATATTAGCAATACCTTCGTCTTGATCCATATATTTTTTATCACACATATCGTGCAAAATCGCCGATACATAAATGACTTTTTCTTGTGATTTTATGTGTGGATTTGCAATTAATTCTGCTTCATATATTTGATTGGAACGCATGAAAATATCCATTGCGTGCGACAATCCGTGCGATTCGTCTATTTTATATTTATTGCTGGTCGTTAATACATATTGAAATAATTTTGAAAAAAGAGACATTATATATAAAGAACACTATATTAGATATACTACCAAAATCTAAATGGTTTATTCAATAAAATTGATTGTATTCGTGCTGAATTATGACAACTAACTTTGATATTACTTATCTAACAACACAACTAACAATATGGATCTCACCCAGAAAAAACTTTCAAAATCCGAATGGATGAATGTGGAAATTATGGTAGAGGAAAAGGAGCGCGAAATTCTCACAATGATTATCAATGGATATCATGATGTGAATATACGGTCAAATAATACCAAATCGATGATGTCTCTTATGAAAATGAATGATTCGAATAAAAATATGCACGATCATTTGTATGATCAATATTTCAAAGAGGATATTGAAAATTTGAAAACGAAATATGCATCCATTTTGGAACTTCCTGGCGAAGACGACGGCACGATCGCAGAAAACGACGAACATAAAAAGAAGAAGAAAAAGAAGAAGCAGGTCACATTGAACAAGGGTGAATTAATTCGCATTCAGTCGATGGACAAAAAACTGGATACTTCGAAAAATGGCGTATTCGAATATATATTGATTGGGTTTTGCAAAGAAATCCTACATTCATTGCATAAACACACATCCCAATACGCATTTTACTTATATACCATATTACAAATAGGAAAAGCAACTATTTTAAACACAAATCCCAAAGTCTTGGAATTTGTGCATCAAGTTCGCGATTATACATTGCAATTGTTGAATATGCGCGATGTCTTGAATCAATCTTACGAGTTTATTGAAAAAAACCCGAATTTATTGAAATACGAAGACCGTGTCTTATTTGAACATCAACGACGTATATTCACAACTTTCCAGGTGCGCGAGGAAACCCCAAACACTTATTCTAAGTTAAAACATATGACCAACGCAGGTGCGAAATTGGTTTTATATACGGCACCTACGGGAACGGGTAAAACATTAACTCCTCTAGGTTTATCGGAAGGCTATCGCATTATCTTTATTTGTGCAGCCAGACACATTGGTTTGGCGTTGGCTAAATCGGCGGTTTCAATGAACAAGCGTATAGCAGTTGCATTTGGATGTGAAACTGCGGATGATATTCGTTTACATTATTATGCAGCATCCGATTATACACGCAATAAGAGGAGTGGAGGTATTGGTAAAGTAGATAATAGTGTGGGCGATAAAGTGCAAATCATGATTTGTGATGTGCAATCCTATATTATTGCGATGCATTACATGTTGGCGTTTCAACCCGAATTTCAGTCAGACATGACTGAAACTGATATGGATGAATACACTCCAGATTCGATTGCTCGTGACGCCGATTTGATTACTTATTGGGATGAACCCACTATTGCAATGGATTATGAAGACCATCCATTGCACGAAATGATGCATCGTAACTGGACCGAAAACCAAATATCCAAATTAGTATTGTCTTGTGCGACGCTTCCGTGTGAAGATGAAATACAGGAAGCCATTGGAAATTTCCGCGGTCGATTTCATAACGCCACTGTAGAAACCATTTCGAGTTATGATTGTCGTAAATCAATTTCCTTATTGAATGAAAAGGGAAAAGCAGTTGCACCCCATCTACTGTATGCGAATTATGATGATTTGGCTATATCAGTAGAACATTGCACCAAAAATCGTTCTATGTTGCGCTATTTTGATTTACGTGAAATTGTTGCTTTTATACAAAAGGCGCATTCGGTAGATGGTGCATTGAACGAAGCATATTATATCGATAATTATTTCGGCAATGATGTGGCGAAAATCAATATGAATAACATAAAATTGTATTATATGGATATTTTGCGGAATATTAACCCGGAATATTGGGAGGATATTCACAAGGACCTTGTTGAAAATCAACGCGGAATGTTTGATAGTGATGATTTGCGTCGTTTTCGAAGTGTAGAGACCCCTCGAAAAATGGGAGGAGGGACACTCGTCCGAACGCAAAGTATTGCTCATCCCATCAAAAGTGATAGTGGAGATAAATCACGTCTCCCATCTTCTGGAGTGTATATTACAACGAAGGATGCGCATACATTGACGGACGGACCAACGATCTTCTTAACCGATGATGTGGAAAAAATCGGGCGATTTTACAAATCACAATCCAATATATCCCAATATGTATTTGCGGAAATATCCAACAAAATTGCACAAAATAGCGTCGTTCAACGTAAACTCACTGCAGTGGAACAGCAATTAGAAGATAAAGAAAATGCGATTTGTTCGACAGACACTGGTAAAAGCGATCATAAATTAAACCGAGAAACCGTCTCACCTGAAATACGTGCTCTCCGCAAGCAAGTGGAAGACTTACGTAAAAACATACAGAACGTAAATTTGGATCAAGTATATATACCAAACACGTGTGATCATCAGCGCATATGGTATGATCGCGAAAAGATAAAACCCAACGCATTTCAGCCGGATATTGCAGAAGAAGATGTATGCGAAATCATGGCGTTAGATGTGAGTGACGACATGAAATTACTGCTTTTGTTAGGGATTGGTGTATTTATTGATGAAAATAAAGCCAATCCCAAATATATGGAAATTATGAAACGTCTTGCCTATGAACAACGTCTATTTATCATTCTAGCATCTTCTGATTATATTTATGGAACCAATTATCAATTCTGTCACGGATTTATTGGAAAAGACTTGCGACAAATGACGCAGCAAAAGACAATCCAAGCAATGGGTCGTATTGGTCGTAATCAAACGCAACAGGAATACACTGTTCGATTTCGCGATGATGCAATGCTGTTACAATTATTTCACCCTCCACTCGAAAATAAAGAGGCAATCGTTATGAATAGACTATTTCAAAGTGACGAATAAGAATAAAATGACTTTATATCTTCAGTAGTGTTTCCCATCGTTTCACTATTGTCGGATGTAGAAACCAATTCACATAAGTTGGTTTCGGGAATATCAACCTCTTTTTCTTGGACATTCAACATATTATAATCAAAATAGTCAAAATCTTCTTTGTAATATTCATTTATAATAGCGATTGCTTTGTCGTTTAATAAAGAAGCATATTTGGTGGAAGATTGTTGTAATTGGACATTTGTTGTATTCGAATGTAAATCAAAATTGGAATATCCGTAATTGCGCATATCTCGAGTAAGAGATTCGGTTTTCATAATATGAATATTATTTAACATTTTACCGTGTTCATCCAATAAAAACATATATTGAGGTGTTTTATGATTATCAAATGTATTGCATATTTCAAAATATAATTTTAACTGTTTGTATACTTTTCCTTTTGTCGGTATTATTTTATACGATAAAAAATTATTAAAATACAAATCTGAAATTACTCGATCATATGGATTTCGAACAACTGTTATAATGCGAAGGGGCGGGATTATATCACAATGATTCATATATTTTTTCACGGCAGATCCATTTGGCCATAATATATCACGATGTTTATACATATCATTCCAAGTTAAATGTTGTAGTGAATACTGTATATCACGTACTAATCGGATTTTCTTGAAACTTTGAAATTCAGGTAAATTCGCCTTTACTTTTGACCAATCAAAACTATTCGGTGTGTTGCGTTGTTTCATTGAAGGAGCCATTAATCTGGACCCGTTCTTCATCATAATTTTTTTCTGTTTTTCCGCATCAATTATTTTATTTAGTTTGCATTTCCAAACACTTCGCGATATTTCTAATTCAGTATTGATAGTTGTTTTATCAAATCGGTAATATATAGATTTGTCGTTTAAAGCAATATTACCCTTTTTACTAAAATATTCTTCAATGCTAGTGCCTCCCGTTTTTGGAATATGAATAAAAAGGATATTTTCTTTTTCAAAAAACGGCATCTTTTGATTATGTGTGCTGAATTACGTATATATTAATAAATCATATATATGTAACAGAATAACCGTATTTTATTTCGTAATACTTAACGCGTAAGGATTTCCCTTCAATTGGTTATGTAAATCAGGAGTGGTTCGATCACTTTGAATGCTGGAATTCAATTGCTGTTTACCCTGAAGACGTCCCATAGTATCTAATCCGGGACTCTGATTATAAATTGCAGGTGCAGGTGCACGACTGTTTAATAACCGATTGTTACGATCACCTTCCTTGATATTCATACTGTTGTTCATTAACGACATATTTCCCTTCACCAAACGCCCATCAATCGTAGAAGATTTGATTTCATTGTTTCTCTGTCTATATTCTGCGTCATAAGGACGCATTTGCTTACTATTTCCCGCTGCACTTGAACCACCTGCATAATAATGATCAGATTGGTCTGTTCTGTGGGTCAATGCTGGCTGATTGCCGGTCACACTATAACCACCCTTGTTCATTTCGGAAGTTCCGGAATTCAAGTGAAATTTCGAATTCTCTGTGGTTTCACGGATTGTCGTCGCTGTTCTGTCTGCAGGGTTGAAAATATATGATTGAGGCACCGTAGTTGCGGCATTTTGGTAAGGTCTTAATGTTCCGATCACATTTTCTTTGCGTGAAGGTCTCAATACATCCAATAAAGGCGATACAACGGAACCAATTGCTCCTCCAATAGAGCCAAAATAATCATTTTGTTGGTTTGAACTGCGATTGTTGGCGTAAGACATTTGAGATTTTGCTCCATAATCGGCTTCATTGCCGCCACCTTTACCGACAGACGAGGCTACTGAAATCGGAACGGATCCTAAATCATGGTGTTTGGACGGCATATATTCGCCATCAATGTGGACACCAGATTGTTGAGAAGCGGCAACACCAGAATAATCGGTGGTTGTTTCCGGACGATTTGTGTAACGGTCTTCTTGTATGGGACGCAATGTTTGTCCCTTTTCTACACCAGTTGTCGTCATAAGACGGTTTTGTCCCATTTCGAAATCGCGCTCGGGGCGGTTTTTTTCTACTTTACCAATAGAACCCATCTCTTTTACGTGTGTAGACGCTGGCCCTTCGAACCCGAGTGTGGACACGCCAGATGCTTTGCGATGATTATTCACACGGAGTTCATCGACTGTTTTCGGCATCCATTGTTCTCTAGCCATCATACCGGAATTGTATCCAGCTTCGCCATCGGCACTATACCCTAAACCTAGTCCTGGTCCGACTTTTTCCTGTTCGAAAGGAAGAACATTGGACATTTTCAGACTAGGATTAACACGTGATTGCATAAAGTCATTTTGGTTTGGGACACCGTGTGCCCATTGATAATTCTCATCGGGTGTGAATAATGGTGACTGTTCTTTTTTCACAATATTTTGGGAGCCTGTTCCTAAATAACTGTCTAGAAGACCTTCATTACTATCTTCTTCAAATTTGCGACTACGTGTTTTGCTTCCGAAATATGGAACACTATTGTTATGTTTGAAGTATTCACAGCCGACCTTTTCGCCAGTTAATGCAATGTAACTATCCGAACCTCCGGATAATTCAGTGGGAGCACATTTCATACCCGTGCTTGCTTCCCAACCGGTATTCGTCAAAATATTCTTGGGGTGATTGGGGGAAAAATACTTGTCCATATAATTTTCACCTTGGTACTTATTATCAACAGCCAATTTCCGAGTTATATCCAAATCTTCGGATTGTATAGGATGTTCAGATGGATAGTTCACATTGGCTATATTGGTATTAGGTAAGGACTGTTGTCCAGAAAAACCTTCTTCCACATCCTCATCCAAATCATTATTTTCATTTCGATTTTGGTTGGACGCCATATATAATCCGCCTAACGCTAAAAGGGGTATAGCTAATTCCATAATGCAATAAATATATTATATACAATGGACATAATATATTCGAATGAAAATTACCGACCGCGCAAGTAATATTCAATAGTAGTCGGGTCTGCATTTTCAACACCCAATGAAACGGTTACTTTAGGTTGATAATAATCCTTTTCTAAAACACGTGTTTGAATATTATCGTGAAACGGTTTTTCCAAATTGGCTTGCGGATTCATAAATGGTTCTTCCCATCGCGGTTGCACCATATCACGATACATCCACGCAGGATGGGTTGCACGGGTCTCATCAATAAATGGCTGCGCATTGGGATATGTTTTTGCGTGACTAGAAACTTCGTGTGTTTTATAATTATTTTCCTCCACATCATCACGTTGCAAATTGCGAGTCAAACCGCGCAAGTCACTATCTAAATTAATAGAATTGGTTTGTAAATTCGCCCCCCATTGTTGAAGACGCATTTGTGCATCTTCTTGAAACGGCATAGTTGCACCCTGACCGGGCACATTTAGTTGATATCTACTTGCGTATGTTAATTCTTCCAATTGTTTTTCAATGCGTGCATCATCGTCGTGGAAACGAGTAAACGACATTTATTTGAACTATATTATATACTTCTCACATATAAATATTAATAATCAGACAATAAACATAAAACAATTACTTGTTGATCTAGGTATATGAGCATATTGCCTAAATCCAATGCGGTGGCCACACCTACATTGTGTTTAAATATGATTGTGAAAAATGAAGGTACAGTCATCACACGTTTATTCGAAAGCGTTCTTCCATATATTGATAGTTATTGTATTTGTGATACAGGAAGCACAGACAATACTATTGAAATTATTGAAACTTTTTTCCGGGAACGAAACATTCCGGGTAAAATCGTCCAAGAACCATTTCGCGATTTCGGATATAATCGCACATTCGCATTAAAATCGTGTGAAAATATGGAAAATGCGGATTATATTTTACTATTGGATGCAGATATGATATTTCAAGTATTGTCCAATAATACAACACAAGAGGGCATTGCTACATTCAAAAAACTATTGCTCACAGGCGACACTTTTTACATTTTCCAAGGAAATGACCAATTTTATTACAAAAATACGCGAATCACTAAAAACAATTGTGGAACAACTTATTGGGGTGTTACGCACGAATATTTACAGACCCCACCTGGGTCCAATATTCAAATATTGCCCAAAAATGTTGCTTTTATTTATGATATTGGTGACGGAGGATGCAAAACAAACAAATTTGAGCGCGATATTAAACTGTTAGAACAAGGATTAATCGATAATCCAAATAATGATCGATACACCTTTTATTTAGCCAATAGTTATCGCAATGCAGGACAAATAGACAATGCGATTGCAATGTATAAAAAACGTATTGCGATTGGTGGATGGGTTGATGAAATCTGGAATAGTTATTATAGCATAGGGCAATGTTATAAGCAAATGGGCGATATTCCAAATGCAATTCATAATTGGATGGAGGCATACAATGCTTATCCAGAGCGTATTGAAAGCTTATACGAAATTGTTCAATATTATCGAATCGAAAACAAACCAAAACTGGCGTATGAATATTATCATATTGCAAAACAGGTGCTGTTGAGAAATTATAACAAAGATTATTTGTTTATGCAAAAAGATGTTTATGATTACAAATTGGATTACGAAATGACTATATTTGGGTTTTATTGTAAATTGCATAACTATGACTTACAGCAATTGGTTACAAATGTCCTAAATTATACACAATTGCCTGTATCTGTTCGCAAAAACTTGTTGTCGAATTACAAATTCTATTCGCTTCGTTTTTCCAGTCTACATACTGGACAACACGCAGATTTAGGAAAATTATTAATGGAATTGGGAATGCGAGAAATGGAAGAATATCCCGATTTTGTTCCGAGCACACCTTCTCTTGCGAAAATTAGTGAAAATCGAATCGTCGCAGTCAAACGTTTTGTAAATTATAGGATTGACGAAAACGGAAAATATCAATCAAACTCGAATATTGAATCCAAGAATGTTTTAGGCGTTTTTCAAAAAGATGATAATGGAATATGGTCAATCGAAACGATGACGCGAGTAAAACATAATACTGAACAAGACGGTCACTATATTGGTGTGGAAGATATGCGATTATTCGAACAGTCTTATGATGCGACAGGGTCTACTATTTTGTATAGCGGAAACCGTGGTATGAAGGATGGAACAATGACTGTAGAAATTGGACGATTGCATTTAGACAATGGAACAACTTCGGAAATACGATACCCTAAAATTGCCGAACAAGGACGTTTAGAAAAAAACTGGGTTTGGCTCCCTACCATCGAAACTACCCCGGCTTGTAATAAAATGATTTATGGATGGAGTCCACTTACCATTGGAACCATTGAAACAGTAGAAGAAAAAACAGATTTTTCGTCTTCTTCCATTTCAATGGTAGAAGAAAAAACACATTTTCGCGTATCAAATGTAATACCTACCCCTGGTATTTTTACAAATGCACGCGGTTCGACAAATGGAATTGTTGTAAACGACGATATATGGTTTGTAGTTCATTTGGTCAATTACGAAGATCGTCGCCATTATTATCATATTTTAGTGTGTTTGGACAAAAACACACATTTAGTCACAAAACATACCAAACCATTTACTTTCGACAATAACAAAGTGGAATATACTTTGGGTTTCGTATATGATAATCAAACGGACACATTTTTAATCGGATATAGCGTGATGGACTGTGAAACTAAAATGATGGTTATTCCGCGTAGCAAGATAATGTAATTATACGCACAGTGATAGAGGCGCCTCTTTACACCGACCATAGGTTTTACGATGCCATTGGCTAATTCCGTGTGTATCGATTCCTTCCATATGCTGTTTGGTTCCATATCCCTTGTTTTTATCGATTCCATAGCGTGTGACTAATTCTGGATGCTCTACACATAATTCCGCAATATAATCATCGCGGGCGACTTTAGCCAAAATGGATGCAGCTGCTATGGCTGTATATTTATTATCACCCCCTTCAATTGTTTCGTGTGGAATGACCCGAATTTCTTCGGTTTCTGCATCAAATTGTGTAAATGGTCGGAAATCATTACCATCGATAAGAAGAAACACTTTTTTAGGGTTCATATTTGTTGGTAAAATTTCGCGGATTGCATTGTGCATTCCTCGAAATACGGATTGGCGAATGTTAATTTCATCGACTACATCAGCCTCGATGTATTGGACGGACCAAGCCAGCGCATTGGATTTGATATATTCTGCGACTTCGCGAATTTTCTTGGTAGAATGGAATTTTTTCGAATCCTTCATCCATTCGTGATGAAACTCGCCATCTTTAGGTAAAATAGCGGCTCCCACATACAATCTACCAAACATGGGTCCTCTACCCGCTTCATCCACGCCAATTTCACATTCATTTTGAATATCGTAACAAGTATGTAGTATATTGGTCGACATGATTCGGTTTACTATGTCTCCCATATTGTTTAGACATATTCAATTTTGTTCTAATGAGGAATAAATGGTCAGGAGTTGGTATATCTAATATTTTCGTCCTATAGAATATATTAGTAAAACATAATAGGATGAAAGGAATTCAGTTATCGTCATTAAACGTATGTATGATGTGTCTATTGATAGTGGTTTTGGCTATTACCACATATAGTTATTACCGTCGTGAAGGTATGACTAGCATGCAAAATACTGTTTCAAGAGAATTATATGTGCCTTACAATGAATCACGACCTTTAGTGGTATTACAAAAGGTTGTTCAAAAAAATGAAGTTACCATGAAAGTTTATTACGATGAACTATATGGAAATATTGTTATTGCACCGATGATAACCGATACAACTATAGACAAAGTTGAATTTCAAGTTCTAAACCGTAGCGGTCAAGCAACTAAATATACTTCAGAGAACGGCAGTGCACCTGCTTCTTTGAAGAACGATATACAAAATATGACTTCAATTAAGCAATTGGGCTCTGATAGTAAGGATTTCTCTTGGTCATATGGACAACATGGTTTTGGAATCGTATATGTTACGTGGGATGCCCACACTATAATTTATACATTGGATACAGTCAAAGGAGTTATGGGTTCCGTTTATAATTCCGTGTATACATCTGCTCAGGCTTCTACCACAGTTGACCATTCCATTGAAGGATCGGAATTGAATACGATTGATACAAATACGGATGATTACAGCGCTGAAGCCAATCAGGTGGTTCAAATTCAGAATTTCAATGCTTATCAAATTACCAAAAATGTCTTTTACAATTACAATCAAGGTGTTATAGTTAAAAATGGTAATGGTTTTAATATCAACACAACCACATCCACGACAGGAAGTTCTGTCGAAAAGGATAATCTTAATCACGCCATGATTGTTACTACCAAATTACATAAAGGTGGTGTTCCTTCTGCAATTATAGTTGTGATTTCTTATACAAGTAGTGATATAATGTCACCTTATAAATTGTACACAACTGCACGTATTTCGGATAAAAAACACAACACTGCAAGTTTTCATAATCCTTTTAACAACAATACACTTTCTTCAACCAATAATGATGATGAATCTAACTCTAATTATATTTTGAAAACAGAAATCGTACCTCCGGTTTGCCCGGCGTGTCCATCTCCTTGTAATTTACCAACAACTTCTCCTGCACCAACAACCAGTTCTTCTGCGACAACTTCTCCTGCACCAACAACCAGTTCTTCTGCGACAACTTCTCCTGCACCAACAACAACCATTTCTCCTGGGACAATCTCTGGTGCACTAAGTAGTAGCGTAAAATCGGTTTCCGATGTAGCAGGAACTGCTGTAAGCACAGCAGGTGATGTTGCCGATAAGACCATCTCAACCGCGGGTGGATTAGCCAGTCAGGCTGGTACAGATGTAACGAATCTTGCAACTGGATTAACATCCGGTATTGAAGGGACTGTAACTGGATTAGGAAAAGACGTTGCTGACTTAGGTGATGGCGCAATTGGTGGAGTAACCACATTAGGTTCTGAAGCGGCGGGTTTGGCCAGCCAAACTGTCGGAACTGCTGGACATCTTGTTGGAAAAACGATCGATTCTGCGACCGGACTTGCATATAGTGCAGGAACTGGATTAACACATATGATGCAACCTGGTTACCACGGTCAACCTGGTTACAACGGCCAACTTGGTTACAACGGCCAACCTGGTTACTATGATCAACCAGGTTACTATGGCCAACCCGGTTACTATGGCCAACCTGGTTTCCAGGGTCAACAAATGTGCGGTCCTCCATCTTACCCTGCACAAACATCCAATTATATGCCTATCACAAATGATTTTTCACAATTTACATAAGTGAATAATGCGTTTAATCCATATTATAATTAAAATGGATTAAAGTAACACAGTGTTCTTTTATTACCATGGCCAAACAAAAGACACCCTTTGTAGATTATTCCGAATTATTACATAGAACACATATACAAGATGAAATAACCTCTTTATTACAAGGATTTGATGCAGGATGTTCAAATATACATTATAAAAAAGGGATCTATGTTTATGGCTCTTCGGGAACCGGTAAAACTGAATTTGTTATGAAATTGCTGAAAAAATTGGATTATGATATTGTAAAATATGATGCAGGAGATGTTCGTAATAAAGCATTAATCGACACGATTACTAGTAATAATGTATCAAACCGTAATGTATTGGATATGATGAAAGGAAAAAATAAAAAGATAGTCGTTGTTATGGATGAAATTGACGGAATGAATAATGGGGACAAAGGTGGTATTAATGCCCTTATTAAACTCATCAGACAAAAGAAAACGAAAAAGCAGCGTCTGGAGAGTATGACTATGAACCCTATTATTTGTATTGGGAATTACTATTCCGACAAAAAGATACGAGAATTGATGAAAGTGTGCAACACATTTGAATTGAAAAAACCGACACAACCGCAAATCAATACATTAATGGATACTATTCTACCAGCGAATGCATTGCGTGAAAATCGATCGATTTTGTTGAATTATGTACAAGGTGATATTCGCAAATTATCATTCTTAGAAAATTTATACAAAACAAAAGGTCATTTATTAACACCGCATGTATTAAATACCATATTTCAAATCAAATCATATAATGACGATGCGAAGACATTAACGCAACAATTAATTAACAAGAACATTCCATTTGATGAACATTGTGTTCGCGTAAACGATACAGATCGAACTATTGTAGCTCTCTTGTGGCATGAGAATATTCCGGATGCGATTGCAAATGTAAAAAATGATGCAAAATTACCTTTTTATGTGAAAATTATGGACAATATGTGTTTTGCTGATTATATTGATCGCATAACATTTCAAAACCAGATTTGGTTATTTAATGAAATGAGTTCTTTGATGAAGACGTTATATAATAACAAATTATACCATGAAGCTTTTCCAGAAAAAGAAAACACCTTTTTCCCTTCTGAAATACGATTTACCAAGGTTCTGACCAAATATTCGACGGAATATAACAATCAAACATTTATGAATAACTTGTGTCAAGAATTACATATGGATAAAAAAGATATGTGCGCATTTTTTCAAGAACTTCGTATGATGGGATTATATAATGCAGACGATCCGCAAATAACCACAGAATTACGACAAAACTATTCTGCAAAAATGGACGAATTGTTAGATAATTACACTATTACAAAATTAGATATTCGCAGATTGTATCGTTACTTGGATAAAAACGTAAAAAAAAATTCCTCAGTCGAGGATGATGCAGATGAACAATGTGAAGATGCATAATTATTATGTGTTAAATTTCTTTGTATCAACATTATATAGTAAAATGCAAAACGAAGTGAAAACTCTTGTAGAGTATGTGTGGATTGGCGGAGAACAAGAAGTTCGCTGTAAAACACGTGTAATGAGTGGTGAAATTACCACACTTGAACAATTACCCGTTTGGAATTTTGATGGAAGTTCCACCAAGCAAGCCGAGGGACATTATTCTGAGGTGTTAATTAATCCAGTGGCTCTGTTTTCCGATCCATTTAGAAAAGAACACCATAAAATAGTATTATGTGAGACATTGCATCCAGATGGAACCCCACATAAAACCAATCATCGCCATTGGGCAAATATGATATTCAATCAGGCTTTACACGAAAAACCGTGGTTTGGATTAGAACAAGAGTATTTTATGATGAATACCATTACGGGCAATCCTTTAGGAATAGAGGGTGCTGAAGAACAAGGTCAATACTACTGCAGTGCTGGCGCAAAAAATGCATTTGGTCGTGATATTGCAGAAGAGCATTTGGCGGCTTGTATTCACGCTGGTATTACAATTTCCGGCATCAATGCCGAGGTAGCACCCGGACAATGGGAATACCAAATTGGTCCCTGTGTGGGAATCGAAGAGGGTGACCATTTATGGATGGCCAGGTATTTGTTAGAACGTGTTGCCGAAAAACACGGCGTGAGCATTGATATTGAACCCAAACCAGTCAAGGGTGATTGGAATGGTTCCGGTTGTCACGCCAATTATAGCACCCAAAATATGCGCGAAGGATGCGGTGAAAAAAACGGATTAGAATATATCCACGAAGCCATCGAGAAACTGTCTGAAAATCACGCGGAACATATGAAAGTATATGGATTACATAACGATGAACGTATGAGTGGTGCCCATGAAACTGCAGATTATCATACATTCAGTAGTGGAATCGCCAATCGCGGTGCGTCTGTTCGTATTGGAAATGATGTATCTCGTGATAAAAAGGGATATTTCGAAGATCGTCGTCCCGGTTCGAACTGTGACCCCTATTTGGTCACAGGAATGTTGTTTAAAACGACTGTATTGTAATGAAAAAATCGTTATTTGATATTACATCATGATATTATATTAGGAATATTATGCTGAAAAATGCAGCATTGTTGGTTTGTGATTTACAGGTGCGGGCTATGAAAAATTTACATAACCCTTATCGATTAATCAAAAATACGAATATGTTGATTGGCGCAAGCCAGAACATACCTAATATAAAAACGTCGATTGCGGCGCAACTGCGTCCCGATATTCTAGGTCCCCTAACACCCGAGTTACAATTGAATGATATAAATGTCGTCTACGATAAAGACACTTATTCCATGGCACACGATACATTGTTTGAGGAGTTGGACAAACACCAGGTCAAAGATATTATTTTAACCGGTATGGAAATTCAATGGTGTATTAACCAAACGGTATATGATTTGACTAAGAAAGGTTTTCGCGTTCATATCCCAACCGACGCAGTCGGCAATAGTTTGTCTTATACTGAAAATCGCGACAATTTTAATCGATTACAGCAAAATGGCGCGTTTTTATGTTCATCTGATGGTATTATTTGTGAGCAATTGAGCCATTTTGATGAACAATCATCGAAATGGTATGTTCGGTATAAACGTGGGGAACAAAACAATCATCCTAGTGTGATTTACACCCAGCCCAATTTACCAGTTCCAAATATCCCGGATAATAAATAATTAATAATAGTAAAAATTGTTACGCTATATCGTAACAATTTTTGCGTTTTTTATAATAGACACTATTATATGGAGCCAAATAATACAGACTATATAAAAAAATTGGGTTGCAGCACGATCGCAACATTTACGGCAACATCACTTGTACATCCATTTGACGTATTGCGTATAATGCAGCAGGGAAATAAGACACCTGAAATGACATTTTCTGGTTTATATCGTGGATATAGTGTTGGATTGCTTAGGCAATGCACGTATTCGATTCCGAACGTATTGATGTACAGTGAATTGCAAAATATATATAGGGAGAAATACGGGTCTGACCCAACTTTCGCGATAAAATGTGGGTTTGGTATTACGTCAGGCTCGATTGGAGGATTTACTGGAACACCAAGTGAATTAATGATGATTCGTTCAATCAATCCCAATACATTAACGCCGGGTATTTTTCCTTCGATCAAAGCCATTTGGAGTCAATATGGAATTCGTGGATTTTTTCGCGGATATTCATACACCATCGCTAGGTCAGCCCTGTTTAACGGAGCAAGATTATCGGTCTATTCAGAAACAAAAAAGGAGATTTTACAACAATACCCGACATTGGAAGGAACGACTACGTCACACATAGTATCTGCACTGAGTGGAGCTTCTGCTGGAGTGGTCATCAGTAATCCTTTGGATGTGATTAAAACGCAGATACAAATGTATCCGGGGTCCAATCCATCCACGATTGTGCGAAACATCGCATCCGAAGGTCCTCTCGCATTTTACAAAGGATTTTTTCCGAGTTTAACCAAGTCTATACCTCATTCGGTGATTTCGTTTGTGATTTTAGAGCAACTTACGCGAATATGGATGGGTAAAGAGGTTATTTGAATGTGTACCGCTTAAATGTGTATAAAATTGACCGCCTTTTTTGTGTTGTATTCAATGTACAAAACAAAATCTTGAAATATGCAACTCAATAACTTTTACGAACGCGCTCTTTGGAACGAATGGAACCAATTGAAAAGGGACTTTCAGCAACGATCCATTCGCCAATTCTATTATCCACAACATATGGATACATATTACCAACTCGAATCAAAGTTGATAGTTATGCAAAGACAACAGGTATGTAACGCAAAACAACATTTTCATCACTTGGGTGATGGTGATGTGCGTTTGACGCAAGAACAACAACAAATTTGGAATGAAAAAACAAAAATTATAAAAGAACACCACAAAACAGTTTCGCAACACAACAAAGATGGCAAGTTGAAGGAATTCTTTGAAACCTTGAACGAATTAGAAGAAAACAGACTCCTTGTTATGATTGATATTCGCACTGCCTATATGGAAGAGATAAACAGACAAGAAGCAGCCGAGGCATTGATCATGATGCAAAAGCAAGAAATGGCAAACGAAAAGCGAAGACTCACAAACGAAAAGAAAAAACGTGCTCGCGAGGAAGCAAACGAAATTTCTCATCCCATACGTCGTTCAACACGAATTAGATAAAACAATGACAGAACGAGTGCTCGCATATTACCCTAGTTTAGATTTATTATTCTATTTAATTTAATTAAGTATATTTTTAATTATATATTATGCCTTTTTTGTATATAGACTATTTACATCACTATGACCCAATACAAACTCTATTTTGATGGGTGTAGCAAACAAAATCCGGGTCCGGCTGGTGCTGGCGCCGTATTATATGCAGAAGATGAGTCCGAAATCGACACCTATGTCGAGAATTTAGGACGCCAAACGAATAATTATTCCGAATACAATGGTCTCATTGGCGGTCTTCGTCTCGCCCTTGTACATAATATTGCGAATTTGGAGGTGTTTGGGGATAGTATGTTGGTCATCAAACAAATGCGCGGTGAATGGCGGGTGAAACATCCGTCTATACTACTCTTGTATAAAGAAGCACAAGAACTCGCAACAAAATTCACGTCCATTTCTTATACCCACGTATATCGCGACCAGAATAAACGCGCTGATGAACTATCCAATCAAGCATTGCTGTAGGTGACGAAGCCCCCTAATACCCCCACCCCTAAGACCTTAAATAAACACATAAAAAATAATTTTTACTCATAGAATAAAATATTTATTTATTATATAATTATTAATATGAAAAAAAGTAACTATGTTAATCATTTAGGGTTTGTTGCTATGATTATTTTAATTGCGATTATATATTTATTATATATACACCACTATAAATCTCCGGCAATTGATATAGAGCCTTCGTTATTATTTCGTGTTCTACAACCAGGAAGATATACAGGTGTATCTGAGTATAGTGGAACCGAGATTTATAAACACGGGCTTGTATGTAAGCATTCAGTTACTATTAGTAAAACAATAAATAATGGTATTGATGTAGTTAATAATGTTACAGCATATGATAAAATAACCAATAAATTAGAATATGAGGGTGTTCGTAAAGTGAGTTTTACATATAAACCCAATCATAAAAATAATTTATTTAAAATATCCCAATCATACATTAATGACAAATTAGTAAGTAGTTCATATGGATATGCTACCGGAAAAACAGAGAATAGTATATCATTTAATTTATCTGGTTCATGGCATATATCTAATAAAGATTATACAAATATGTATAATACTATTAGTAGAACTAATAATAATACAATTGATACTAAATTTACACATTTATCATTTATTGGATTAAATGAAATGGTAATGGATGAAAAATATACTATGATGTAAGTTAAACATATACATATTTATGTAAATAATTATATGTTTTTTTGTAAAAATTTAATACTTTAAAAACCCTTTTATAATTGTAAATGATTATACAATACAGGTCCCCACCCATTCCTTCGGAATGGGGCTTGGTTAGAGGAGGGATTTAAAGGGAACCTGGGTTCCCTTTACCAGGGTTCCCTTTATTCAATGATACGCCATCGGCGGACGGAAAATCGTATATATCCCGTTTCCATTCATCATCATATTCGCCATTTGTTTCTGTAATTTTGCGACAATGTCTTCCAATTCTTCTATTCGAATATTTTTTGTGTGTAATTCAACTTGTTGTCTTTTTATGGTTTCGACGATTTCGGCAGCATTCATTCGACGCGGCAATTTCCCGTGCTCATTTATCATAATCTGCGGCATTGTTTCTCGTTCGTGGTCCATATCAACAATTTGTTTCAACACATCTGGTTTATTACAAGGAGATCCAGGAAGATATTCAGCTAATGCGCGGTCAATATTCTCCATAAAAAAACTATATATGTCTTCTTCTTCTTTTTTGCGAATGAAATCGCGAACTTGGGCAGTGCATTCACGAAAATATTGTGGATTCTTGTTTTCTAACATTTTTCGTTTATCAAATGTATTGTGCTCGTGCGAAAATACCAATATAGTCTTTAAAGGATCCAGTTGCACCATAGGGATGGTGAAATCTTTTAAAAATGATTTTTCTTCCCCTAAACACGCGTGGTTTTCATATTGTGTTTGCATCAATAATGATTTTCGAAACGCAAACGTCCCTGCTGTTGCGTGATCCTCACCATAAGGTCCACACTGATACATTGTATGTAAATCGTATTTGTAATAAATAAACATTCTACTTGATCCCGCAATATCTTTGGTTGGATTTTGTAAAAGCATATCCACAGCGTGTGAAACACGTTCCGGTGGGTAATAATCATCGTCGTCCATATACACAATAATATCTCCTTTTGCTTTTTTGTGCATATAATTGCGCTTTTCGCCGAGGGGTATTTTTGTGTCTAATGCAAAATATTGTATTTGAGGAATGTTGGCTTGGACTATTAAATCCTCGATTTTGTCGGTCCCATCATCCACTATAATCCATTCCATTTGTTCTTTAGGATAGGTTTGATTGCGAAAACACGCAAGCATCGTTTGGATAAATGGTCTTCTATTAAATGTAGGTGTGCATATACTTACAAATGGGAGGTGCTTGTTGGTCTTTGGTTTCTTTTTTCCCATAATATTTTGGTTTACAAAATATTATTTAGATGGTTTGGAGGAGTATGTTTATTCATCTGGATTTATGATGTTCCATTCCTCTCATTCCTCTCATTCCTTCCATTCCTTCCATTCCTTCTTCTCGCACTCCTCCCATTCCTCGCTCTCTTCCTTCCATTCCTCGCTCTCTTCCTTCCATTCCTCTCATTCCTTCCATTCCTCGCTCTCCTTCCATTCCTCCCCTTCCTCGCTCTCCTTCTTCCATTCCTCCCCTTCCTCGCTCTCCTTCTTCCATTCCTCCCCTTCCTCGCTCTCCTTCTTCCATTCCTCCCATTCCTCCCATTTTAGCTCGTCTATGTTCATTAAACTCCGCCATATTAATAGTCCCCGTTCCCTTGGTCAAACTAGGCGTCAGAGATTGTATTTGACGATATTTGCGATAGGCAAACATAACAATCAAAACAATAATGATAATATTAATCATAATTAACCAAGTAAATAATTGTTTAAACGCTTGCTTTACAGATGATGTGCTGAATGCGCTCATACCAACTTTTCCTGCAATCGCATTCTGAAAATTGGCGCTATATGTTCCAATGCCTCCTAATAAAAGCAACACTATAATAATTTCGAACATATATGCCGTAATATAATTAATAATACGTTTAAAATAATGCCATAAATAGATCACTACAACAGATGGTCGCGTTGTTATATATTCCCACCAAGATGGTGATTCGTAATCAAAACATACATCACCCGCATTTATATCCGGACCAATTGGTGCAATATCTTCTGAAACACCGCTGAATATATTCATTGCATTAAATCCTTCATAATAAAAAACAGCAAAGAAAAAGTTCATCACCAAATATCCTATTAAAAATATCACTCCGAGGGGGATACTCACAGACGTAGTCCATCCTACATAGAAAAAGAGCAGGATGATATAAGGTACAAAAGTGAGCCAACCAAATAAATTATACAAATATTCGCCTATACCCGATTCTCTAAAAAAATAGTTTATGGCGAAAAAACTGATTGAAATAGCGGACGTGATATATAGTATTGAACTTGGTGAAATGTCGTGTTGCAGTGCTTTGAAGAAATCAACAATTAATATTGACTGAAAATCAGAGGAGACAAGTATCGCAAACATTACAAATAAGAATACGTAAATAATTGCATTCGGTATTTTTTGTTCGATTAAAGGAATGACTCCGTGTTTTACTTTGTTACTGATTGTAACCAATCCCCAATTTATCCATTCAACCAGTTTGATACTTGGTCCAAATGCACCATAAAGGGTTTCACTATAATCTTGTAATGAGGCTGTTTCAAATGTGTATCGTATTCCATCTTCCTTTTCTAAATAGAAAAAGACATAATACCAGTTATATACAAACATCCATACCGTCATTATAAATATAAACATCTGGGTTTGTTGCTGAAAAATATCAATTTCTTTTATTGTAGCTGTGCCTTGTGTTAATGCATTCGACATCTTTGTAATCACTTCTGTAAGGTTTTGATTAAATTCTAAAATGAATAATTCTATTGTTTTTTTAGCAAGAATCAAATAGCTTACTAGTGATTGGATGGTCATTTTTATTAAACCAGCTACTTCGGAAATAGATTTGGTCAAACCGCCCGTAAAATTGAGTGAATTCAAATATTTTAAATTTTGTGCGGAATCCAACCCCGCATCCATTTTTCCACTAACTAACCCAAACTCAGAACCAATTGAATTTAATTGCTCTATATCAGACGATAAATTGGACAATTCTGCCTTTAAATTTGATATTTCTGATCCTACCGATTTGGATACATTTGTTTCACTCTTGGAAGTCGCATTTAATTTATCGTCTATTTTATCTTGTAAGGTGGTTTTTGTAGGTGTGGTCGTAGGTGCTTTTGTCGTAGGTACTTTTGTCGTAGGTACTTTTGTCGTCGGCGCAGGCGATGTTGTTTCAAACCCTTCTTTATTATTTTCAAACAAGTCATCAAAAAACCCACTCAGTTTCATTCTATCTTTTTCTTTTTTTAGTGGTTTCGATTTATGTATTTTTGTTCGTGTCCATTGTGTATCTGCCATTATTCTATTGACCTATAATAGAATAAGAGAAATAACACGCTCTTTAATTATCGCGCATACATCATTCCGCAATTTCCTCCAATAAATGATAATACATTATATCGTTCTTCGAATACGTGCATATTGTAATTGTATTCATATAATGCCCACGATGGTTTTTGTGTAATCGAAATAGGATTTCCTTCAACATCGCACGCGACTTCTAAATTAGAGCCATCTTCATCGAATGGCGGTTGATATGTAGTAAATTCAAATTCGACGGTTTTAAAACGCGACGTATTAATCGCCCCTGAAGGTTGATAATCATAAGGAGTTGTATTTAAACAGAAATTATAACAAAACAAACCTTCTTTTGCAAATCCCTGTGTTCGTACATACTTTTCCACATAATCATATACCCCACGCGGTTGAGTCAATTCACGATATTCTCCAGACAAAAGAATACCAAATGTTTCCAATATATATTTTTGATTGGCTGCGCTATAATTCCCCGTAATATAGAGACCACTTATAGGGTCAAGAACAATATTCGATGGAATTGTTTCATAAGGCCAGTTTGTGAAATTCGACCACTCATTCCTCAAAAAAGCGTCATTTCTTTGAAAATACCACATCCAATTCGCAACCATTCCGGAAGAAGTATCCAATTTTACGCGTTTTGATCCAACCACATTCAAAAAATCATATTCAAATACATCTTTGACTAAATAAACTTGATCCTGCGCTGCGAATAACTCTTGTTCATCTGGAGACAAAAAACCATATGTGGATAATAAATGCACATCCGCATTCCATGTTAAGGACCTATTTTGATAATTATTACTCGATAAATCGATTGATGGGGGTGTTTGCAAAAAACGATACATTTGAAATTGGCTTTCATTGAAATTCGGTTGTACATAAGGAAAGCCTTCTGCTGAATTGAAGACATCGCGAACTTGAAACAACTGTTGGATTGGTCGCAATGTAACATTCACAATTAATTCATTATATTGCAGCGCGACCAATGGAAATGCACACCGACTATCTAAAGAAAACCATGTGTTCAATGGGATATATAATGTTCGACCTCGAATTGAAGGTTCTGCGCCTGCGGAATTGGTTGTATATTGTGCCGATGGGTATGTATGTTTTTGGTATGGAGAAGAAAATGTGCGCGTTGGATTATTCGCGGGATCCGTAAGTTCTGGGACATTTCCAGACATTGTGTCTATTAAAGCCTTCTTTTCTGCATCAAAATCACGGTTTATCATGGCGGTCAAATATTGACCCGAGTATTTTTGCAATAAAACCGACCCACAACTAATTTCAATTTCTTGGATGAGCTGTGTTCCAATATTGTCTATCCATTTGTAATCATAGGGTGAATATTGGTTTCCCGTTTGTTCAGATGGCGTCCATATTGGGCTCCATATATCGGGTAAATTTACCACTAAGTAAGTGTCCATTAACAAATCGCCATACCGCTTTACTTTAAATGTGTATTTAGACGGTTCTGTAATACGTAGGTCACGCATTCCGTCGAAATCAAGACGGAATTTCTGCAACCCAAAATTTGTATATTTGGAATATGCTGCCTTGAAAAATGTCTTTGTCGGATTTCCAGTCAATATTAGATTCGCACTACCTGTTGATACTATGTTCAATAATCCACCGGGCATTTGTTAAATATATACTAGTTAATTATATTTTTGTCTTTCTAATTCGATTTCGATAAATAGAATAAAATGTAATGTAAATCTCTGACCTTAATATAAATGGCCACATTTATCCATTATGTTTTTTTATTTGCGACCACGACTGCGATTGTATATATTCTCTACAAAATGATTCAAAAACGCCAAGGCGAAAAGGCCAGTTATAATCCACCCTACGTCAATACCCCCAATGATGCGCAAATGGCCCAATTAAATAAAATCGAAAATTCGGTGTCCGATAATGGATCTGGTATAGCCAATGCGCGATTTGATCCATCCAACAATAATTCACTACGCAATTTTTGTATTAAATCATCGTTTAATAGTGCCTACACCGGTGGATACGTAAATCGAGATATGGTCAAATTTGTATTAATGCGCGGATGTCGTTTCTTGGACTTTGAGGTATTTATAAAAGACAATGTTCCGATTGTTGCTTATTCTACTTCGACAGCGACTGATAGTTCCTTTAACCATTTCACATCGGAAGCACCAGCGATTTCTTTAGGCGGTGTCTTTTCTACCATCATGTCCAACGCTTTTAACGACAAATCGCCCAACCCAGCAGATCCCCTTTTTATCCATTTACGTATCAAATCTTATTTACCCACAGCATATTCCAGTGTAGCTGAAACCATACAAGGCAATCTAGGACCGAAACTGTATGCCGACGACAATGGGAATGCAATCCCCGTAAATCTCGATACACAGTTGAACTTACTTCAAGGTAAAGTCGTAATCATTGTGGACCAATTATCTTCGCCTGGATATGAAAAATATGCGACGTGTGGAAGTCAAAACCAATCTACGTGCACGGCGCTCTCCAAATATATTAACGCAAATAGTGGAACACAAAACTTTCGCATTTATAGAGAAGACGAATTATTATACCAATCGATTAATCCCCCTGATCCCGATGTCTATTTAATGCGTCTAGTTTTGCCCAATATTGGGTTTTTTAATAATGTATCGAATTCCGAGAGTTTGTATCTGATCAAAAACTATGGTGTCCAATTGGTCGCACAAGCATTTTACGAAAATAATCGTAATTTAGTCACATATGAAGAATTATTCAAAAATTTCCATAGCGCATTTGTTCCATTAAACCAAGCAATCACTTTTGCATCTTAATATGTCCAAGATTTCAATGAAATGATCCATACTTTTTTACATGTATAATATAAGTAAGATTCTTCTATTATGCCCAAAAAGCGAAACAAAACACAAAAACGTAAATTTACACCCGAAGAATGCACCGACCAAATGACGTTCCACGATTGTGAACTTGCGATTTTACGTCACGCAGTCGATGATAATGAGAAGGTTTTAGGAAACAAATTGGCCACAAGTGACGCAATTCGTGGTATGATCAAAATTGTCGAAGAATTTCTCATGCGTAAAAAACTGATTTGTTATGGTGGAACAGCCATTAATAATATATTGCCCAAATTCGCACAATTTTATGATCGTGATTACGAAGTTCCAGACTACGATTTCTTTTCCTCAAATGCAATGGATGACGCCAAAGAATTGGCCGATCTCTTTTACAAGGAGGGTTATTTAGATGTAGAAGCAAAATCGGGCGTTCATGAAGGAACCTATAAGGTCTTTGTGAATTTTATTCCCATGGCCGATATTACGTATATCCACAAAGATTTGTTTGATGCATTGTCCAAGGAAGCCATTTCCGTTGCTGGGATCAAATATGCACCACCCAATTTCCTTCGTATGAGTATGTATTTGGAATTGTCCAGACCCGCTGGCGACACCAGTCGATGGGAAAAAGTCCTTAAGCGTATGACCTTACTCAATGAATATCGCCCAATGAAAGTAGATTATGATTGCGAAGCTGTTGATTTCCAACGTAAAATGGAAGACGACACCGAAGAATCCGAAAAACTCTATCTAGTGGTACGCGATACATTCATTGAAATGGGTGTCGTATTCTTTGGTGGTTACGCCAGCAGTCTTTATTCGCGCTATATGCCCAAGAAAACCAAGAAAATAATCGAAAAAATACCGGATTTTGATGTTTTATCTGAAGACCCACAACGCACTGCGACTATTGTGGAAGAACGACTTGCTGATGCAGGTTTCAAAAATATTAAGATCATACATCACGATGCTATTGGCGAAATTGTTCCCGAACACATTGAAATCAGATACGACAAAGAATTGTTGGCGTTTATTTATAAACCCATTGCATGCCACAATTACAATACTATTCAAATTGGGCACCAAGAAATCAATGTCGCCACCATAGATACTATAATGAGCTTCTATTTAGCCTTTTTATATGCAGGTGCTGATTATTATTACAAAGACCGCATCTTATGTATGGCCAAATATTTGTTTGAAGTTGAACAAAAAAGCCGTCTTTCACAACGTGGATTGTTGAAACGCTTTGTCCCAAAATGCATTGGTGTCCAAGAAACCATGGAAAGCATTCGTGCGAAAAAATCCACTAAATTCGATGAATTGCGCGGAAAACGAGGAACTCGTGAATACGACGAAGTGTTTTTGAAATATATTCCTGGGGACAAAGATAAGAAGGACAAAAAGTCATCCGACGATAAAATAGACACATCTGAAAAAGAAGTGTCCAAGAAGAAGAAGAAGACACGCAAAACCTCTAAAAAGAAGGACAAACCCAAGACATCTAACCTGGGCAGACTTTTCGGAGTTTTGAAATAAACAAATTACGTACAAAAAATGAATGATTATACGTAATTTTACACACATATAACTTCATTTTGAAGTATAATAATCGGATTTGTTTGAATTGTTCTTATATTGCGATGAGCCAACCTGACCCCCTACCTATCCCTTCTATCGTCTGCCCTATCTTGCCACACGTCTCTTATATCTTCTCCAGTTTCCGTGATATAATATGAAGCTGGATGTGGATCTACCGGTTCTTTACTACAATAATCACGACAAAACGGACACATATTGTTCTTTCTTATTATTTTATCCAAACATTCTTTACAGGTTTGGTGTTTATTTTCGCAACCTGTTTCTACTATTTCCTTTTTATATTCATAACAAATATAACAATGTTGTAAACCCAAATCTTCTTCACATACAGGGCACTCTGTTTTATTATAAATGCAGTCATAACATAATTTATGTTTTGATTTACAACTTGATATGGTAATCATATTCATTTTTTCGCAATGAGCACATTTTCTATAATGTTTGTAAATATTAAATTGGTGTTTTTTGATTTCATATATTTTAACCTCAATATCACAAATAGCTTTATCATAAAAGCGTTCTTCCTGTTTTATTTCTTCATATTCTTCATCTGCTTCACGAAATACTTGTTCTATTCCTTCTCGAACTGCAAGTTCAATGGAAGGATTACGTATGAGCACTTTTCTTTTTGCGCGTTGCCATTCACAATATGCAGTATCTCGTATACAACCCAATTCTAATAATAGGGGTTGTATATGTTTGAAATATTTATTGTTCAAATAATTCTGATATTTCCAAAATTTTTTTTTAATATTGCGCAATTTTGTTCTATTGAAAATTGTATTAATGTTTATATCATAATATAATTTTTGAATACGATTGACTGGATCGTCAGGGAATTTATTTCGTAATTGTTCCATTTTACTATTTTGTAAGTTTTTCTGTTTAAAATAAATATAAAATATATTCAATTTTATAGGTCGAACCTATATAAAAATAACAGTCGTGGTTTGACTATACCATGTTTCCATTACATACACTTTTACTAGGAGTTATTCCCTTTTTACCTTTGCTGTTTGCCTATGATAATCATCAAACGCACGTTGCGGTGAATATTTCACAGGCCGCCTATTGCATGAACCCATTCAGTGAATGGGATTGCAAAACGTGTGATACGAATAATGATTATGAAAAGTTGATTGATAAAAGTGGGATGCAGGTAGTTCTGGGATACAACCACGAATATGGCGCCATTTTCGTAGGTTATCGTGGTTCAGAAAATATACAAAACTGGATTTCGAATTTACAGGTGTCCAAGATCTATCCTTATAGTGACGAAAACATCGCATTGGAAAAGGGGTTTTACAACTTGTTTCAATCATTGAAGCAGAATGTTTATTCAGTTATAGACAATTTAATTGATAAATATAAAACAAACCAGTTGTTCATCACCGGTCATTCGTTGGGCGCGGCTTTGGCTACAATCAATGCGTTTGACGTGAAATACCACAATGAACCCTACCAAATATTCACACTGATTACATTTGGTTCTCCGCGTGTTGGAAACACGGCGTTTGTCGATAAATTTAGTCAACTTGCAATTCCGTGCACACGAGTGACGCATTATTATGATGTGGTTCCTCACGTTCCAGAGAATTTCCTGGATTATTATCATGTTTCCCAGGAAGTGTGGTTCAACGAACCCAACAGTGAATACACAATATGTAACGATGGGGATAATAAGGAAGACTCACAATGTTCGGACACGTGTTCTCCTACAAAATGCACGAGTCTTTCGGATCATTTATTTTATATGAAAATCAATATGGGAGAAGGGGGGGACTGTTGGTAATCATCCATTTTGTTTGTAAAAAATATAATGCAATCATATTACATTGCATTATCATGTATTTTCCCATAATAAACCGTTTTACATGCAGCAAATCTCAATTGGTTCGTGTAAAAAATAGCATAAATCGTCGTAATATGAAAGCCATTCTGGATTATACAAATGAAAATCACAAAGATCATAAAACGAATTTCCACGAAATCTCCCAATTGTTTCATAATTTCAAAAACGAAATCATTGCTGTGAAATTGAGCGCGTTAAATATAAACAATCCCCAAAACGTGGAGAATTATTTACATAAAATTATGGATATATCCGTGAAAAATAACAACACTGTCTTGATTGACGCAGAAGATTTTGAAATCCAGGATAAAATAAACCATATTACCGACCAATTTATGGAACAATATAATCGGGATAAATTACGTATTTACAAGACATATCAGCTTTACCGCAATGATTACTTGGACATTCTCAGAAATGATATTACAAAAGAGCGCGATTATCACATTGGTTTTAAATTAGTCAGAGGTGCTTATTACAATCAAGACAAACCCTACAATATATTGTTTGACTCCCTTGCAGAAACCCACGCGAATTACAATGCCGGAATATCCCTTTTTGCAAATTCGTTCAAGACAGGTGATAAATTATTATGCGCCACTCATAACACAGAGAGCATTGAGATCGCGCTTCGATATATTCGAGAACAAAATCTGCACAAGGAAGTCGAATTCGCACAATTGATGGGGATGAGCGATAAACAATCGCAAAATTTAGCGCAAGAAAAATACACGGTATATAAATATGTTCCCTATGGCGATTTCAAAGATACTTTGCCCTATTTAATTCGTCGATTGTATGAAAATTATCCAATGATAATGAATGTTTGGAAATAATAAAATAATATAAACAGAACGCAATTAGAATAGGAAATAATGGACAAAGTTGATAAAAATCCCACTAACATAGAAATATATAATGGTGAAAATGTATATTTAATGGGTTCTTCTCTGTGTTTTTTGTTGCCCGGGGTGCACGCACTTTTCCGGAAAAAATATATGTTGTCGTCGATTTTGTTGGTCGGACCCTTGGTTTCATACAAATATTGGTCAAAACCTCGCAACAATGTATGGAGAACTGCCGATATGATTTGTGCAAATATCGGAATGGGATTATTTATGGGGAATAGTGCATGGAATATAAAACAACCCAATTACAAATACGCAATATATTCATTGTATTCATTCGGAGGCTTGTTTTACGCACTTGGTTCGCGCGAACATGAGAACCGAAACCAACATTGGTTTTTGTACCATGGTGCAATGCATGCCATGATGTGGCTTGGACATTCATTGAGTGTATGTGTGACCCACTAAATATATTTGTATCTGGATGTAGTTACAAATATATGTTATAATACACCGATGAAGATTTAAATCCGCACATCCACTTTTGGTGGATCACGTTTTAATTCATTTATCGGTAACGGTTACATTGAAAGAAATAAATAGTACGTCTTAGGGGTGTCGTGCAGCTCCGCTGCACTTGCCCTTCGGGCAATGGCGAATTTAAATCTTCAATGGTGTAAACTAAAAATATACTTCTTTCGTATTATTCAAGACTCCTGGAAAGCATTGGTGTAAAAAATCTCGCATTTTCTCACCCATTCTTTGTCGTCCATAATGTTTCTTCCACCATTCTTCGGGATGCATTTTGTCTTTCTTGGACAATAGTTTTTCAAGAGCCCCTTTCATATCGTGTTCATCCGTAAAAAGTTCTCCGGTCTCAGGAGTAATATATTTTGTCCCACACAAAATGGATTTATTCATCAAAACGGGTAATCCTTTTGTAATGCATTCCGGAACCACGCGTGGGGAAGCGTCATATACATTGGGCATAAAAAGCATTTTGCATTCGCGAATTTTTTCCTGAAACTCGTGATAGGGTAAGAAATCGGTGGTGGTGATTTTGTCGCCGTATTTTTCTTCGAGTCCGCACCCAACGCGACCCACCGCGAGAACACGAAGACCGAAATCGTTGATTAAAATGGGCAAGCATTTTTCGGCAAGGTCAAAATTGCGATTAATTGCGTTCCATCCATCTCTTGGACATTCATCGCCATGATCTTTCAAACACACATACAAAACATCATATTTTTTATCTTGTTTCGGTTCTTCGTCGACATTATAAAAATCGGATTCACTTATATTAACCAAATTGTGTGTATTCGGAGACAATCCATATTGACCCGGATTTGTGAAGCAACACATCCAATTTTTTATTTTCTTGGTATATTGGAAGTCGTCTGTGTGGTGGTATTTGTCTTCACTTACGTCATCAATTTGTTTTGGAAAGGATTTGTAGGCAGTAATTCCTGCAATACGAATACCATTGTCTAAATATTCTTGGTATGTATCTCGTGCATCGTCGTCGCGAAAGAAGGCTGAAATGAGAACCACTGGAACTATGTTTCCATTCTCATCACTCAAATAACGATAGGGGAATTTCGATTTCTCACGGTGTTCTGTTAATTGGTTATTCAAATACTCCATATTGGGGGAATTTCGATCTTGACCATCAAAACCCTCTCTTTCGTGGATGCACGCGGGCAACGGCAAAAAATAAAACGCGATGAATATTAAAATACAGCCCAGAAAAAAGAGGTGTATATTTCGCGTTTTTCTGAAATATTTGGGTAAAATCTTGGACAACATGTTATAAAGCAACTATATTATGTTGAGAAAATGTAAAATGTCTATATATTGCTTAACTTATGTGTGATTGTTTGTGACCCATAAAAAAGGGACCCAAATAACATACTTTTTAGAACAAGTCCCATGAAATTGAAATTACCATCTTCATGGTAAATAGTCAAAAAGGTAAAATGTTTTCGTAAAAGGGTGTTTATAATAGGCATTTGAAACACAAAATACAATACTGCGACGAAAATCGGTATTTGTAACTGACTAAACCAATCCTGGGAAGCGGCTTCACGAAATTTAGTTTGTTCGTGTTCCATCAATGCTTTTTCACTGGCGGCTTCGTATTCGCGAATATAGTCCGAAGTGAGTTTGACTTTCGGAACGTGATTGGGTCGTGCAGTAGCGTCTTGTTGGTAATCTAATGTATTTATAGGAATGTCGCGAGAGGGAAGGGCGTATTGCGGTTCTTCCACTGTCTGTCCGCGCTGTGGAGACGGTTCTGGTAAAGGCATTCCGCTAGGTGATTGCTCGGGAGGGTTATTCCCATAAGGATTGGGATGTATATTGATAGGCACATAATTGTTTTGACCAATTTCACCATTTTGAACCTGTTGATTTTGCTCTGCGTGTGCAGCCATATTTCCCTGCATTTGTTGAGGTATTTGCTGCTGTAAGGAAGATCCATTTGCTTGATAGGACGGTTGTTGCACCTGCATAGTAATATTTTCGGGAAGTTCGGCAATGCTGGTCGTTGAAGTGGACATAAAACTATACATTATTCCACCATCTAATCATGGAATAATGAGCGCACGCTATATTCAATCCAATTGAACAATTTGTTTTGTTTTATCGCACGGGGTGGCTGAATAATCATAAGTATAACATTGTTCACCATATTGATAAATTTTTCCGTCAATATCTCCTAAAATAGGACCTTTAAACGAAATACAATTTTTGTCGGTGCATACTTTGCGAAACAATGTAGCCATTCCTAGACCAAGTAAAATCGAAATAATAATTTTGCCTAAAGAAGAATGTAATAATCGCGCGAAATTCATAGTATAGACAATGAAAACTATACTATAAAGGACTATTTTTCCTTATTGCAAAAAAGCAACACGGTATTACAACTGCACCGGGGTTTTTGATATTTGTCCTGGTCCAGAAGGACAGTGCACCTGTTTTTCCTTGAATGAAAAGCATTGGTCCGCGCGGTCCTTATATAGAACGTGTTCCGCGTTGTCTGGAGTAGGATACACAATTATTTTGCGACGATCATCAAATGTGGAATATACGAAAAACATTCCAATTGCAAAACTCACTAAAAATGCACGTAGATCAATATATTTGGTTAATTTCATTCTATATACAGTATTACTATTATTCTATTGCAAAAAATAAAGGGAACCGAGTAAAGGGAACCTTGGTTCCCTTTAAATCCCTCCTCATGGTAAAGCGTCAGAAGGAATGGTGGGGGTAATAAGAGTGGGGGTCGTAAGGGGCTTCGCCACCTACCTACATTGCCTCTAACTTTGCCTGCTCTTTCTTCGCCTTCTGTTTCATACGCTTTTTCTTACTGGCAGAAATCTTATCAGGAGAGGGACCATTAACAGAAGACTTCTCTTGTTTATCCCCCTCTAAACGATAAACCAAACTATTCGGATCGTCCGTATTAAAAATATTGGGATTTTCAGCCATAAATTTGTCGTAAGCCGCCTGGCGCTCCTCCATATCACGTTTCATTTGTTCGGCTTTTTGTTGTTGTGCATTCATTGTAGGAGCGGCCGGAGTCATAGCCTTTTGCATTTGTGCAATAGCCGCTGGGTTCGGCATATTCGCACCCATACCTTTTGCTAAATTCTTGAACATGTCCCCCATATTTCCTCCATCACTACCAGTCATTGCTTTCATCTTACGCATCATATCTCCTGCCTCGCTCATCAATTCCTCACGAGAAATATCTCCCGACGCCATTTTTGCATTCAATTTGTCTCCGACATTCTTCATTAGACCTGTAATTTGTTGGGGGTTTTTCATGAGCTTAGCCAACACATCCTTAGTCGAACGTGCATTTCCCAAATCATCACCAAATGTTCCGGCCAAATCATTTCCTAAATCTTCCGCCAATTCTTGCGCCAATTTTCCGATCTTTCCGTCAAACATACCACGCAAATGATCATTTATACCAGCAAACTGGTCTTTTAAATCGCTAAATGCCTTTTTATCGTTGTTCGCATCTGATGGAGTAGCTTCGCTGTCGGATTTCGGTTCCTCCACGTTTTGAAAAAAAGATCCGATATTTTCCATAGCAGCCTCCATTTTAGTATGAAGTTCGTCTTGGTTCATTCCTTCAAACATATTGACTGCATCACCAAAATCCATCTTGTCTTTCATGGTTCCGACAACCAAAAATAATACAACTTGCAAATATTTCCAAACACTTTCGCGTGTTTGTTCGGTGATTCCATCACAATGATAGAGTAATTTAAAATCTACATCGGGTAAAAAATTCGTAGATGCCGTATTTTCTGCACTAAATAAACTCGCATCTTGGTTTAATATATCAAAAAAACGTTCCGGGTATACTTTGGAACAATGGGAAAACAAAGTTTGAAATTGTTCCTCACTTGTATCCGGGTTTCCCCATTTGTCCCACAAATATTTATATTCGGGAAAGGTGGTGGAAAGATCGGTGGTAAAATCGCAAATCGTTGCACGGAAATTTTCTGGTAGAGGTGTAGTATCCATTTGTAATGTATGAAGGTATATGAAATCCACGATTTAAACCCTTTCTGGTCCAAACTATAATTTATACAGAATAGTTTCTAAAGAATTCATATACGTTGGATGTTGTAATATAAAAATACCGAGACAGCCAGACAGAAATACCCGATAAACAAATAAGTCTCTCTATTATAACCAAAAGGGTAATTATGCAATTTTGGGTGCACCGAAAAAGAGAAATCGACGCAAAATCCTAAAATAAAATACGTCAATAGTTCTTTTCGTAAATCATCAGATACTTGTGTAGTAGTTCCCAATTTGATTGCACATATGGAAAAATAAAAAAGCGCGAAACAATCTTTCAAATATCCAAGAGTGTATTCCATTATATTGACTAAATATATTCTATGTGCACAATAGAAGAATGAACGAATTATTTTATCATATCATAACCAAATAATCGGAAATCTGGTTCATATATGGTATTAATCATTTCGATTGTTTGTTTGCTAAAATCAGAGACTGAGAAACGTTTGGTTGTTTTATTATGATGAATATTTAGATTAATGTCCATATTATATTGCTGCATCAAACCATTGAACTCATCTTTCAAATTTTCAAATTTTAGTATATGAATTTTTACATTACTTGGTTTATCAAAATATTTGTATTGTTCCGAATAATGACCACCTTTTGATATTCGGTTAATAATCGCAGTTTGGATATATTGGTTCATTTTAATCGCACATTTATTATCAGAATTGTTTTTGATTCCATAATCGTATCCACCTCCCCATTTACAATGATATTCCGACAAAATTCGGTTATATGGATTTCGAACAACCGCGAACCAATCAAATTTTGTTTGAATCGATTCCGGTATATAGTGAAAAAAAGTATGATGCTGAGCACCACGTTTGTCCGGTGTGTAATATTTTACCTGAAATCGTCCGAATCGGACGTCTTTTTTGATTGCACAATCTTCAATACTCGTCCCTCCCGTTTTTGTAATGTGAATAAATTTGAGAGATTTTTCCATTATTCCTAATTATATTATGATTATAATTATTTTACATACATTTTGATTTACGATCGCCAATGTTTTCCACAATCCAAACAGGTTACAAAGATAGTTGCGGGCTCATCTGCACTTCGTGTTTGCATTTCATAGTAAGTGCACCGTGATGACTTACATTTTTTGCATGTATACATATTCGTGGATGCCTGGATATTATCATCATATTTAGACGCATCGCGCTTCATTTTGCTCTCAATCAATGATTTCCATCGCCCTGGATTATATTCTTGGTGAGTCATAAAGGCCACGTTTTGTGGTGCAATCTCCTTGTTTTGTATTTGTTCCACTAAAGATGTATGTTTGATATTCATTACAATACTACGTAATCGGTCATTATACAGTTGCACGAAATGTGGATTTTCCCATTTTTTCACAATTTTTCGCCGAGACGCCTCTTTGATTGCATAATTAAATATTCCCTTTTCCATATTTATGATGTCGTCTCCCCCGATAGATTGCAATTGAGGAAACAATACGCGGTTGCGAACGTTTTCGCGAAAAGTAGTATGGTTCGTAATTTTGAACATAATATCAATATACTAATACATTGATATTATGGATTTAAATCAATTTTGTTATACATATTCTTCCTCCCATATTATAAATATTCTTCCTCCCAGATTATAAATATTCTTCCTCACTTAATTCACTCGTGCAATCCAACCCGTCTTCCTCCACCTTCATTTGAAGCGAAGTAAACACATTATTTATTTTTTTAGAAGCAACCGTCTTGGTTTTTCTAGTAGATTGGCGGCGCGGTGCTGGTGGTTCCCCATCCTCGTCCCCATCCTCATCCTCGCCTTCATCCTCATCCTCGCCTTCATCCTCATCCTCATCCTCATCCTCATCCTCATCCTCATCCTCATCACCGACAATAAATCCATCTTTAGCATATCCTTCTTTTGTTTTAGAAAGATCATCATCTTCATCCTCCTCATCATCTTCACTATCTTCCTCGCCAATATCCTCAAATCCCCCAAACAAATGTTCATAAATAGATCCCCACAATGATTTAGACAAACTCTTTGCTGAACCATCTGATTTTGTATTGATTAAAAGACAAGGTCCAAAATAAAGGGTTTCATCAACAGGAGGCGGAAGATCGTATTTATTTTCTTGACCAGCAGTTCCCTTGTCCTTTCCGTATAATTGAACACGGTGTGTCTTCCCGTCTAAATTTACTTCCCACGTATTATGTTTTTTAAAATCCTTGCTATTACGCTTCATACCAACTAGTTTATAATAGTTGGTTTTATCCATATTATCTTCTACATCAATCTCCTTGAGAGACCCATTTTTTTCAATAAGTATTCCAACAGGCATTTCTATATTGTTACTATTCTATTTAGTAATTGTTTATATTGATTTAATTAGTAAGTTACAAGGTTGATATGAATAATGTATAATATTGTAATACTATATATATAGTAGATTCATGACGAATAGTAAAAACCAACGTTCGATTTATAGTCCCAAGGGATCTAAACGTGTATCTCGACGTCATAGATACAAAGCGCCGTCTAGGATGTATGGCGGTGTACCACAAATGGATGGAGAGGGAAATCCTATAACAACTCCTCGTGCAAAAATTACAAGCAATGCAGATGAGAGTGAAGATAGTGAAGAACAAACAAATAATACTGAATCCGAGAATACAAATGCACAACAACCAAAAGAAGAACAGGGAATTATGTCTAGAATTGGTGACATAATTACAGGTGCAGCGGGAGAAGCAAAAGAAAGTGTGATTAACGAGGGAACTGAATTAATGGGGTCATCTGAAACTGACAAGACCGAAACTGATAATGCCGAAACTGATAATGCCGAAACTGATAATGCCGAAACTGATAATGCCGAAACTGATAATATGGATAGAAACCAAGAATCTACTCCTTCGCCAAATATGGAAACAAAAATTCAAGAATTGGAAACAAAAAATCAAGAATTGGAAACAAAAATTCAAACTTTAAACACCAACAATCAAAACCAGGTACAAGAAATAAAAGATTTACACGTTCAATTACAACAATCAAAAGACAACGAAGCAAACGCTTTGCGAGCTCACATAAGTAGTCTTACTTCTAACCCGCCGAATGTAGACGAGTCTAGTTTTTCACAATCTGAAAACGAATATACCCCATTGAGCACTGATAATATAGAGAAACCGGACACAACAGAGAACTCATTTGTACCGACGGATCCTAATACAGAAGAGGCCAACGAAACTAATATTCCACCTCCCCTTGAATCTGGAAGCGATCCAATTGAATCTGAAAACGAATTGAACCCATCGAGTAATGATAATATAGAGACAGAAGAGAATCCATTTGTACAGGCGGATCCTAATACAGAAGAGGCTGTCGCATCTAATATTCCACCACCCATTGACCCCCCTCGCCAAACCGGTGGCGGAAAAAAACGCACAACACGACGAAGATATAAAAAGGGGTCACGTAATTAATATGTGTTTAATAAAACAAAATGAATTCTAGTCACCTGCTATACACAATATAAAATGTGGTTATGGACGATTGTATCATCATTGCTCATTATATTTATCATCGACAATTTAGTCAATTACTTTAAAGATACATACACAACCAAAAAAACCAAAGATGTTGTTGGATTTCACATACAAAAATACCAAACTATTATGGATGAGCTACAAGAAACCAATGAAAAAGAAAAAGAGGATTGGTTGCGCAAATTAAGCGAAGCGGAAACACAATCTACACCCAAAGATAAAACGGGTTTAACTGAAGTTGACTTACGCACAATGGATGAAGATTTGTCTGATTTTATCAACCGCCAAATGAAGTCATAATTAATTTATGGAAATGATTTAAACATTTTACGCGTGATAATAGTATTAGTCATGAATTCTCTTACTATGAACCAAATCACTGCGATTATGAAACGGTTCCCCTCTTTTGAACTTTCCTATGAAACAATTTCACATAAGAAAGTTTCCAATGAATATCAAGTTACTTTAGCTATTCCTTACGGAAGGAAGGCTTTTATATGGTTCACATTTTATCGTGATACAAATGTATGTTTTTGTATGGAATTGAACCGTGAAAAACAGGTCACGGTAATGAAAACAATCCCAGTTCCTCATATTCCAAATAATATTTCCTATGGAACGATTTTATATGGTTCCATATGTGAAATCGAAGAAAAAGGGGATTTCTTCGTGATTGAGGATGTTATGTATGCAAAAGGAATCTTTTTAGCGAAACAATCGTTTTCTGAAAAAATGGGTTTTTTGAAAACACTAATGGATCAAAACCCAGTGTTGTTTGTTGAAAATGCCGAACTTCCCATCGTGTGTCCGGTTATGTGGTCAATTACAGAAGAAAATCCAGATCGGGTTTCGGATGCGTGGTCTGAACGCATTCCTTATCAAATCCACCATTTGCAACACCGGTCTTTACATACGATTGTTCCTTACATAAATATACCGATGTCTCGCAGTGTTTTACCGCCCCTATCCAAGTCTGGATTACCTGCGGGTATTGAGGATTTTTTGTTTATCCCTCCGCAATTACCCCGTTTTCATTTTGGAAAACCACAATTCAATATGACTACCGTTTTCGAGATAAAAGCGGACTTGCAAAATGATATTTATCATTTATACGCATTCGGTAAGGGTTCGGAACGCATTTATTGTGGAATTGCCTACATTCCGAGTGTAAAAACCAGTTATTTTATGAACCATTTATTTCGTAATATTAAAGAAAACCGAAATTTGGATGCTTTAGAAGAGAGTGATGATGAAGATGATTTTCAGGATGTGCGTATCGATAAATATGTTGATCTAAAGAAGACGGTTTCGGTTGAATGTATGTTTCATAGTAAGTTTAAGCGATGGGTTCCATTGAAGGTGGCCGAAGGAGCACGGGGGAAAATTGTACATATTCGACAACTCTGTTAAGGAGTAGGGATTTAAAGGGAACCTGGGTTCATTTTATGAGGAGGGATTTAAAGGGAACCTGGGTTCATTTTATGAGGAGGGATTTAAAGGGAACCTGGGTTCATTTTATGAGGAGGGATTTAAAG